AGGGCAACACAAGCATTCTGCCAACCATCTCCACCAGTTGGTTGATGTTATACTAACTACAGGATAACAATTATAACACCTACACTAAATGCAGCTGAGACACTAAACAGGTGTATTGACAGTGTTAAAAATCAGGAAGAAGTAACATACTTTAGTATAGTAAAAATTGATTTGAATTTATTTTATACTTATGGGATAATAGCCCTATTATGTTTAGAGTAAAAGATTTTCAGGAGCAGTTTAATAGTGGCAGCAAATACTGGTAAAAAGTCCGAATTAAAACGGGATGAAGTTAAGTATTTAAGAGATAAAGCTAAAGCAAGGTATCCTAAAGGTACTTGTTGTGCAATCTGCGATACTACTGAAAACTTAGAGTTTCACCACTATTCATCACTTACCCTACTATGGGAGAAGTGGAAGGTTACTACAGGTGTTTCAATTGACGATGTTGATGACGTTATATTCCATCGCGATACCTTTATAGCGGAGCACGAGAAAGAATTATATGAAGATGCCGTTACCTTATGTAACGAGCATCATGTAAAGCTACACACTATTTATGGCAGCAAACCAGCCCTTCATACAGCTACAAAACAAGCTAACTGGGTCAAGATTCAATACGGTAAGTTACATAAAGATTAAAACTGAGCGAAAGGGCCGGCCAGCCTTTCTAGTGCCTTTTTCACTAGATAGCTCACCAAACATTGTCTAAAAAGGAGACGAAATGAATATAGATGAACTAGTATCAAGTATTCTATTTATATTAAATATGGATAAAAATTTATTAGTACATAGAAAGACTAAGTTAGTAGCATCAGAGTTTATAAAACTCATATTATTAAATATGAGTGCAGAATATTTTACTTTAGCAGGATTCAAGGATCCTAGTAATATATTATATAGAATAAGATCTAAGTACTTTAATGAGCTTTTTGATGAATATAAAGGTACTGGGTTAAAAAGGTTATTTGAATCCTTGACTGGATACTATGTATGTGTAGATTGTAATATACCAAAAACAATAGATTATTACTATACTAATGACAAATCTATTATTTTTAGCCAATGTAAAGATTGCTATAATAGCTCAAGAAAAGAATATTATAATTTAAATAAAGAAAGACACCTTAAGTTAACATACTCTTGGAGAGCTAGGCACCCAATGGAGTCCAAATTAATAGCAAAAAGATGTAGATTAAATAATCTTGATAAAGACGCGTATAAATCTGCAAAACGTAGAGCTACAAAATTACAAGCTACCCCAAATTGGGCAAATCTGATAGCTATAAAAGAAATTTATCGAACTTGCCCTACTGGTTATCACGTAGACCACATAGTTCCATTACAAGGTAAATTAGTATGTGGACTTCATTGTGAATTCAATCTTCAACATCTACCCGCTAGTGAGAATTTAAGTAAAGGAAATAGGTTTGAAGTATGAGTATTAAGTCTTGGATTATTGAGAAGTTAAACCCAGCACAGGCCGAGATCGCTAGGAATGAAGGTGATAGTATTTATGCAGATAATACTATCACCTTTGAACAAGCGTATGACGCCCTAACTACTGTTAGACGTGCTGTAGATATGATTGTTAATGGAGCATCTAGTTTTGATGTAGATGTAAAAGAAAAGATAAATGGTTTAGTAACCCCCACAATTGGTACTAGAAAAGCTAAAGTAGAAAACCTACTTAATTTTCAGCCTAATCCATATATTGATACTAATAAATTTCGTAGACTTATCTATATTGATTTAGTATTAACTGGTAATGCATTTATATACTATGATGGTGTATATCTCTACAATCTACCAGCATCTCAGATGGAAATCTTAACAGATCCTTTAATTTATGTAAAGGGCTACAAGTATAATGGCATTATAGACTTTAAACCTAGTGAAGTATTGCACATATCAGATAATTCTAGTACTTCCATATACATGGGAACTTCTAGACTTAAATCAACTGCTGATACTTTGAAAGTACGCAGTGATATGACAGCTTTCCAAGGTAACTTCTTTAAAAATGGAGCCGTACCTGGTTTAGTTATTAAATCTCCTAATGTACTTGGAGATAAAATAAAAGCTCGTATGATTGAGTCTTGGCAAGCACAGTACTCTCCAACTAAGGGTGGCAAAAGACCCCTAATTTTAGATGGTGGACTAGACTTAGATAAAATTACGGATGTAAACTTTCGCGAGTTAGATTTCAAAGATTCAATAACTTCTAAAGACTTAGAAATTCTAGTAGCTTTAGGAGTTCCAGAAGTATTAATATCTAGTGGTAATAATGCAAACATTACCCCAAATCTCAGACTCTTTTATATGGAAACAATTTTACCACTTGTTAGAATGGTAAATGCTGGTTTTGAAAGATTCTTTGGTTATGACCTAGAGCCAGAAGCTTCAAAAGTTTCCGCTATACAGCCAGATTTGAAAGATGAGGCTATGTACCATAGTACTCTTGTAAATGGTGGCATCATTAGTCCTAATGAAGCTAGAGAAACTTTAAGATACGTCCCCAAACCGGGGCATGATGACCTACGTGTACCCGCAAATATTGCAGGTAGTGCGGCAGGTGAACCGGGTGGAGGAGCCCCCGCAAAAGATGCAGCTAAATAAGAAATTTGAGCTTATCTCCGATTTCTCTATAGAGAAATCTTCTGAAAGTATAGATGAAGTAACAGGCGAATTACGTATTGTTGGCTATGCCAATACTACTACAAAAGATAGAGTTGGTGATGTTGTAGCAATGGAAGCTTGGACCAAAGGTGGCTTAAACAGCTACAAGCAAAATCCAATTATCCTAGCGTATCATAACCACTCTAGACCAATTGGTGTAGCAGAATCCTTATCCGTTGACGAAAGAGGTTTAAAGATCACTGCTAGAATCAGCACAGCTGCCGAAGAAATTTACCAGCTAATTAAAGAAGGGGTCCTAAAAGCTTTTAGTATAGGATTCCAAGTTAAGGATGCAGATTACGATAGTACTACAGATATTTTTGTAATTAAAGATCTAGAACTACTGGAAGTTAGTGTAGTTTCTGTTCCAGCAAATCAGGATAGTCTATTCTCAGTCTCTAAAGGCTTTGATAGTGAAGCTGATTACTTAGAGTTTAAAAAATCATTTAACCCACCAGAGGAAAACCTAGAAGAAATTGCTAAAGGGCAAGATAATCAGGAACTCCCAGAAGAAAAACCAAAGGAAGAAGAATTTATGGATAAAGAAGAACTACAGAAGATGATTGCAGAAGCTACTAGTGCTGCTGTAACAAAAGGTATTGAAGTTGGCCAGTCCGGAGCAGAAAAGCTTCTAGCTGATGCAGAAAAGCGCGTTAAAGACGCAGAAACTGCAGGTGCAACAAATCTAAAAGCTCTAGATGACCTACGTGCCGCTCTAGCAGAAAAAGCAACCGAAATCGAAGCTCTACAAAAGAGCAAGATGCAATTTGATGAAAAAGCAACTGGTGAGAAGATCACTTATGCTGAAAAAGAAATGGCTGTTCTACTAGCCAAAGCCACAAATAAGAGAGTTGAAGAAACTTCACTTTTCCGCAATATTGTACAAAAGTATAATGCTGGTATTTCTACTCACGCTCCTAGTGCAACATGGGAAATTGATGTTTCCAATACAATGCAGGATGAAATTCGTCGTTCTCTAACTATTGATCCTATCTTTAGTAAACAGATTCAGATGGTTAATCCAGTTATGATGCTTCCAGTTAACCCTGAAGCAGGGTATGCTAACTGGGTAGTTGAAGCTAACTTCAAAGCTGCAACATCTAGTGGTACTGCTCAAGCACACAAACTAAAAGAAATTACTATGAATGCTTATAAACTAGCAACCAAGGAATTTCTAGGTACTGAAGAAGAAGACGACAGCCTAATTCCTCTACTACCTCTAATTCGTGATGCTATTGTTCGCAGAACTGCAAAAGCCTGGGATCTAGCTCTACTACGTGGTGCTGGTGCTGGTGCTGATCCAATTAAGGGTATTGTTACTTATGCAGCTGGTGGCGAAATCATCGCTGGGGGTGCTGGTTTAGCTAAAGCTACTGTACAAAAGATGTTAGATATGCGTCGTGCTTTAGGTACTCGCGGCCTAGTTCCTTCTGAATTAGTTTACATTGTTTCTAATGATGTTTACTACGATCTATTAGATGACGTACTATTCCAGACTATGGACAAAGTTGGTATGAAAGCTACTTTACTAACTGGTCAAGTAGGTACTATTGCTAACACTCCAGTTATTCTAAGTGGTGAGTTCGAAGCTAAGGCAGCTACTAAGATTGGCGCTGTAGTAGTTAACCAAAATAACTACCTAGTTGGTCGTTATAAAGGTCTACGTATTGAGTCTGATTACTCTGTCGAAAATCAACAACGTCTAATTGTTGCTTCTCAACGTGTTGGATTCCAGCAAATCTCTTCTGTTGAAGGTAATGGTGTTTCTACATTCCGTTGGACTGCCTAATCTTTAGGTAATTATATAGATAGGGGCTTCGGCCCCTATTTTACTATGTAATACGTGTATTACATAGTAAAATAACAAGTTAATAAGGATAACATATGGTAGATAATGAAGATGCTGATCTAAGGAAAGACATGTTAGAAGCACTTGGTACTATTGAAGATTCTGGTCAGCGTATCGTACTTATGTTACTTATGAGAAGTATGGATAATATTTCTCATAAACTAGATAAAGTATTGTCCGATGAAGCAAAAATAAAACATATAGTACTAAACGGACACTCTGATAGACATGACGCCCACCATAAATGGACTGAAGATCAAATACAGAAAACAACTTCTATAGATAAAACTGTAGAGTTTGTAAAAACTAGAACAGCTTTAGGGGGGTATTGTGATTTTGCTTCAAAGAAAATTGAAGAAGAAAAAGCCCAAAAAGCTAGTAAAAGAAAAATTGGCGAGGGTGTACTAGAAAAGCTACTAACAGCAATATTAATGTTCTTAGTAGGCGTACTCGCTTCAGGTCACCTACCCCTATGAGTAAAAGTAACTGCCATTTAACTGCTTGGAGTAGATTTAGAGCTGAAATAGCAGATTCACTTTCTATACAGTATACAAAAAATAGTAAACTACATAAGTATATTAATACTAAACCAATAATACGCTCTTTACTAATACCCATAAAGATAATTGGTATTATAATACAGTGGGTAGCCTGGACTTTAGTACAGTTAGGGGAGCTTTTAAGAACTGGTAGATGGTACCACGTTACTTGGAGAGAAAACGATACACATAAAGAATTTGTGCCTATTGGAAAAAAGAATCCTAAGTGGCTACCACCTATAATTTTCGAAGGAAAAGTACAAGAGGTACCTAAAAATGCAGACAATACTAAGACCTAATTACTATGTTAGAACTTTTGATGCTATTAGCCAATTATTAAATGTAGTATTATTTAATGGTGACGCTAATGAATCCATTAGTGGTAGAGCATTTAGACAAAATTGGCCTATAGAGCAGATTATTAATAATGCGATATTCTGGGAACCAGAACATTGCAAGGTAGCTTACTATACAGATCTAGCCCGTGCTAAGACTATGGTATATAAGGAAGAGAATTAATGAAAGTAGAAATTTTAGAAGCTAAACTAAGTAGCCATGGATTTTATGCAGAAGCTGGTGATAGACTAACAGTAACTGATGTAGTTGGAGCAGCTTGGTGCCAAAACGGCTGGGCGAAAGACCTTTCAGGTCAAACAGGCCTAACTGAACGAATTGTAACAGATAATACAATTAACCCAATAGATATGTCTATAACAGTTTTAGGAGAAGCAGCTAATGGCTAAATATTTACATCCAACCGCAGTACTAGACGGACTTCTAGACAAAATTGCTACTGGTACTATTATGACAGTATGCTCAGCACAACCAACTACTCGTACAGAGGCAGTAACAACTTTTGCACTAGCAGGTGTTACTATGGCAGGTGGTGATTTTACTAAAGCTAACGGTGATACTAATGGTCGTAAAGTTACTGTGGCTCAAAAATCTGCAGTACCTATTGATGCAAGTGGAACTGCCACACACGTTGCTATTTGTGATGGTACCAACGTTTTACTAGTAACTACTTGTACTTCTCAAGCTCTTACTAGTGGTGGTACAGTTACTATTCCTACATTTAAATGTGAAACAGCGGATCCTACCTAATTATGGATTATCAAGCACTTAAAGATTATATCGAGGCGGACGCTGAGTTCGCCAATGACATCGCCATCGGCTCTGATGCAGGTATCGCGGACAAGATCAATGCACGAAGTGTGAGCGCGGTAGGTGGTGTCACCCGCAGTCGTTTCTCCATGTGGTGCGGGGCTACTGGGCTGCGTGGTGCGATTGAAGACATTGCAGCCAATGCCACGCATCCGCTGCGGTCCGTGGCCCTCACGGTGAAGGACTTCCTGCTCGGCGGTGTGTCCGACTCGCTGGACTTATCTGATCCTGTGAACCAGATGATGCTAGGTGCATGGGTTGCTGCTGGCGCACTGACTCAACCTCAAGCTGACGAACTGATTGCGATGGCTACTGTATCTCAGCCGGTGTTCAGCCAGAACATTTCACACCAAGACGTTGCGAAAGCACTGAGAGGCTAATATGGCAAACGAAGCAAAGATGGTATTCGGTTCATCTACCACGGTTATCTCGCTGGCAGCATCACTGTCGAATGCTGCGAACACCTACAGTGGTCTTGGTAGCTGTACAATGACACAGCTGGATAACAGTACACTTCTGTACCCCAACGCTATCGCTGTCTTGGCTGTGCCTGACACGTTCGCCGCTGCTCCGACAGCCGGGGCCACTGTTGATCTGTACTATACACTTGATGATGTTGACGGCACCACAGACGAGACGCCGGTTCCTGCCGCTACAGACATCATCTATCGTGGTAAGTACGCCGGTAGCTGGGTCATGGACGACGCAGACGTTGCCGTTGTCAAAGCTATTCAGATCAGCCTAGAAGGCGTGCAGAAGGCCCAGTTCTACATCGTCAATAATACTGGGCAAGCACTCAGCTACACTAGTGGTGCTATTACCGTGAAGATCACACCCTGGACTATAGGACCTACTTAAAATGACTATTGCCAGACCAACGTCTGACCTGCTGGTGGGCGGCTGGTCGGGCGTAAATGCACCATCTTTACTAGCCAGCCGTAAGGTAGTCACCACCTCGCCAGAAGAGCATCGTGAGCTTGACTGGTCTAACCCGTTGAACAATGGTGCTGTTTCGGTGCTGCACGCAAATTGTCTTGTGGACTTGAAGAGTCGTTCTAGGGCTTACACTGCCTTCATATACAACAGAGTACCAACTGCCCACGGCACTGCTATCAGAATGGCAGCGACCACTACACAAGGGTTCTACTCAACAGCACCTGACCTTCCACACACAGGAAAGGGAGCTACCTACTTTTGGGTTGGAACTACAGGGCCAAATATACCCTCTATGACCTCTGTAGCAGGGGATGGCTCTTTTGGATTTTTTACAATTGGTGGTGTAGGCCTTTTAGCTGTTTTGGGTGCTACAGTTGGGTCAGTTAACGCACTTGGCCCGCTAGCTTATCTACCTACTAATACTTTCTGTGTTCTTGTGCTCACAGCAACATCATCTGGTAATTGGAGGGTGTATCTGAATGGTGAAATGCGGGCAAGCGGCTCTGCACCGACTATGGAGAACAACACTTGCTACGGACTTTGTCTTGGTAATTTTAACAGAAGTATGAGTTACTCATCGCCTGAAGATCACCAGATGGCCGGCAAGTATGTCGGCAACGTCTGGTCACAAGATCAGGTGGAGAGTTTCTCCGCCAACCCTTGGCAGATATTCAAACCTAAGCAATCTGTTTCCTATACCAACCCCTCCGCTGACCTGTACTCGGCACTGGACGAAGCCTCGGTTGACGACGCGGATTACATCACCACGTCAACAGCCAGCACTTGTGAACTAGCTTTAACACCAGTAACCGATCCCGCTACGTCAACCGGCCAAGTAGTCACGATCCGCGCAAAGTCTGTTGCGGGCAGCACGCTGGTGGCTACTCTGAAGCAGCCAGAGATTCCTGGCTACACAGGCGGGCTATATTTACCGAGAAGATGGACTAGGCAACCATCGGGCCCTATAGACATAGACTGGAACAACCCAATAACTAAAAGTCTAGTAGTCGCATGGGAGACGCGGGGCTTGTCAGTGCATAATCTGGTTGGGGGGGCGGGTGGGGATTTTTTGTGGCAGACGAATTCAGTGGAGCCGGGCACCCCTGTACGCGCAGAGCCACATAGTGGCATGAGGTGCATAGGGGTTAGTCACGACTTTGCAAAACCCGTAGGGGACGCTTTTTTTCCGATACCGTATTCTAGTGATGTTACAGTTTGTTGGTGGATGTCTGGCTCAACAGGTCAAAGTCGTTATGTGTTTAGGTACGGAAAAGACGGGTCTGGCGGCTACTCGTTGTACGGCGGTGTGGACTCCACTGGTTATCCGAAGTTTGGTGCGGTTTTAACGTCAGGCGGTAGTGTTGATTACTATGCACAAAGTACGATAGCGCAGACAGACAACATTCGGATGTTCGTTGGGCGTCTTAGGCAAAATGCAACGGTATCACTGTTTGATAAGGGTGTTGAGATAACTAACTCCGCACCAAAAACAGGGCTGAGAAGCTCTACGATAGGCTTATCACTTACGGGCACCCCTTCATCGGCAACTGATTTAGGATTCACTTCTAATTTCTACGGTTTTGTTGGTACGGAGATACTGTTTTGGAAGCGGGCGCTAAGCAACTCAGAGATAAATGAGCTGTATAAGAACCCTTGGCAAATATTCAAACCCAAAAAGCAAATTAGCTACTTCAGCACGCCCAGCACGCCAGGAACCATCGCAACCCGAACGTTCAGTTCTCTCGGCTCCAGCTTCGCGGATTACCAAATCAATCTAACACCAACTGAGTGTAATCTAATAACTGATTACAATAACTTAAGTATATCTTTGGAGGCCCAATAATGGCTGATAACACCACCTTACCCGGAACCGGGGATGTAATTGCCTCAGACGATATCGGGGGCGTCAAGTACCAACGTGTCAAGCTGACACATGGCGTCGACGGCGAAGCTGTAGATGCTTCCACCACCAATCCAGTGCCCACCAGCGACTCTACTCTAGTATGGTTAAAGCGAATCTTCCAAGCGTTAAAACCCTTGTCTATTCGAACAGGTGCTGGTAGTAATCGTCTATCCGTTGATGTGAATTCGGTATCTGGCAACATAGCTCAAGTTACCTTGGTTCCTACTGTAACTACTGTTACTAACCCGGTTGGTGTAGGTAACATGGCGTCAGTTGGTGGTGCAACATACCCAGCATTCGCATTACATAAAGCTTTGAATCGTCAAGGCTATAATGGTGGGATTCGCTCACGTTTAAGTTAAGGATAATTAATGGCAAATACAAATAAACCTATGGTTGATCTTCCATTTTGGGAAGATTTAAACCAACCACCTACTGCTTCATCTGCACTATCCTGTATCACTACTGTAGAAGAAGGGAGCGATCGCTTCATTTACTATCTTGTTGGTTCATTATTTTATCGCTTCGATACGGTAGCCGAAACATGGCAACTTCTTGCTACTATACCTACGGCCCCTGTAGGTGCAGTGTCTATGCGCTACACAAAGCGTCGTGGTTATCATGGGCGTGTGTTGTCTGCGGGCTCAACCACCGTTCGTCTTGCTGGTGTGCGTGGGAATTTGCTTAATGGTCATACTGTTCGTATCCTACAAGGAACTGGCAAGGGCCAAGAGCGTGTACTAACCTACGTTGGTGAAACTATCCATGAATGGGGTATGGCAACGGCTGCTGCTGCCAACCTAATTACTGACGGTTTGAAAAAATGGAAAATCAACCAGTGGGCTGGTTACATGGTTGCTATTACCTTCGGTACAGACGCAACACAATATAAAAAGATTCTGTACAACGATACCACTACTTTATACGTATCAGATGCAAACCTGATGCCGCAAGACCCTTGGAATAATCAGCCCTTCCTAGCCATTGCGCCCTACGCTGTTCCGGCTGCAGGTTCACATTTCCAGATTATGTCTCAGGATTATACGGTTCCATCGTGGACAGTTACTCCTGACTATACAAGTTTCTTTACCACTTTGTCAGGTGGCATTTACGTTATGTCAGGTGCTGCAGCTGCACCTTGGATGACATTTCAATACTACGACGTGTTACATGATTCATGGCAAGCCAAGACGTGTAACCAAGGCTTATTAGCCGCGTCAATTGGTGCTACTGACCTGCAGATTGAACGTACTGGTAAGACAGGCTCTGCTCTACTTACAAACGTTGGTACAGTTTCTACTTCAGGCCGTGTGCTGACGGATACTGGTTTAGCGCTAACCGTTGACCGTTGGAGAAACCACCGCATCTTGATTACTGGTGGCACTACAGGTATTGGGCAAACACGTCGCATTGTGAGTAATACGGCAACGGGATTCACCCTTGCAAAGGCATGGGACATTGATCCTAGTGGCACTATCACTTACGAGGTATGGCCAGACTTCAACCGCCTGTATGCTATTGGGGGTGGTACTGCTTCAATGCTAGCTTATGATCCAGAAAATGACTTCTGGATGGGTGGACAGGCATTTGATGACGGTGTAGCTGCAACTATTGCTTGTAAGTTCTCAGACTGGACACCGTTTGGTGTTACTACAGGTACCAGGATCGCTCTAGGAGTAACTGCATTAACTGCTACTCCTATAGCTGCAGGATCAGGCTATGCCATTGGTGACACCTTCAGTTTTGTAACTGGTGCAGGAGCAGGTGCTAAAGGTCGTGTCACAGGCATTACCACTTCAGGTGCTGTAACTTCCGTTGAGCTAATCGACTCAGGTACAACTACTGGCTACACTGTAGCAACGTCTGGTGCTGTAACCAACATTGTTGGTTCAGGTACCTCTATGACTGTGGCTGTAGCTTCGGTAGGTGTTACTGCAAATATAACTCTTTCTACAGCCTCTTGGTTAAAACAAGGTGATAGCGTGACCTTCTCTGGTTGTACTGAAGGTGCATGGAATGCTGCCCACACCATACTTGGAGTGTCGTCTGTTACAGCATCAACCACAGTGTTCTCAGTAGCAACTACTGCTACTGCCAACATGACAGCAACCCTAACTCAAGCGGCAACAACAATATGTGACTGCACGAAAAACTGGGTAGTCAATGAGCATGTAGGACGTATTGTACATGCCAACCTTGCTGGTCTTGGAGCAGCGTCTACTCCTCGTTGGATTACTGCTAATACTGCAAACACCTTAACGGTAGCAACCATTACTACTCCGTTAGTAAACGGTACTGGTAAGTATCAGATTTACGATGCAAAGCCATTCGGTACAGAAGAGCAGAGACGTGAGACTGTCATGGAACGTGACGGACACGCTACGGGTGGCTCAACCACTACATTGATTGACTCCACAAAAGCGTGGATTCCAAATATGTGGGTTGGCTATAAAATGAAGATTGAAGCGGGAACTGGCTATGGCACTGGCTTGATTACAATAACTGCTAATAGTGCAACTCAGCTAACTTTCGCATCCATCGGTGTAACTCCTGACGCAACCACTCGTTATGAGATTGCTGATGCGTGGGGTATTGCTACGGCTGCTGGTGCATCATCCTTGACAGACTCAACCAAGAACTACGCCGTAAACCAGTTCAACGGTAAGAGGTTCAAGTTCACGGCAGGAACACTAGCAGGAACAGAGACAGCAACCACTGCAAATACTGCCACTGCATTTACAATCACAGGCACTCCGGATACCACATCTGCATATGCCATCCTTGCAGTTCCTGCTCATGGTGCAGGTTTAGGCTTTGTATGGACATGGGGTGCTACTGATAACGATAAAAAGAAGAATATGTATCGTTTCCGTGGTGGTGGCTCTGGTGGAATGGACATATATGACATACCAAGGGAGCGTTGGCTGGTGTCTCACTTCTACCAAGGTCAAGATGAGCTATTCACTACTGGCAGTAGCTATGCGTATGCAGGTGGAGATATTATCTACGCCACTCGTTCAGTAGCAAATACGCCACCTCGCGTTCTGCAGTATGAGATGAATACAAATCGTCTTATTGGACAGGCCACTGTTCCTTGGTGGCAGGGTACTGCCACAATTGGAGGCTTCCTTGAAGTGGTGGACAGTCCAACTGACGGATACTCATATCTGTACATGATGCAGAATACTGGATCTCTATTTAGCCGTTCCAACATCTTCTAAGGAGTAACATATGCCAATTTTTACAGATACAGTACGCATTGCGTACAAGCTGCTTCCACTAGTTCTAGAGGCTGATGGCAGTGCCCTGATTACCCTAAGAAAGGGGTACGT